AAAAATGTAGATGATTATTTATTACAGCCTTTAGGTGAAGGTTTATTTAGATTTAATATGCAATTTAATTTTGATCCTGATATTAAAGGAGATTTAGAAGTTAAAGCTAGAGGCACAGAAAGTTTAATGGCAAATGAAGTTAGAAGTCAAAGACTAATGCAATTTATGCAAGTTGCTTCTGCACCTGCTCTAGCACCCTTTGCTAAATTTCAATATATAATTAGAGAAATAGCAAAGTCAATGGATTTAGACCCTGACAAAGTAACCAACAATGTAAACGAAGCTGCAATACAAGCTGAGTTAATGAAAGAGTTTCAACAACCTGCACAGAAAGGTGAACAACCTGCCCCTGCAGGAGCTAACCCTGCTGATCCAACAGGAGCAGGTGGTGGAACTATAGGTACAGGTATAGCACCTACGCCTCAAGAAGAAGGATTTACTGGTAACAATGAACAAGGAACTAATCAACAAGCTCAAGGGGCTAGTCAGCCGCCCGAAGGAATGGGCCAACTTCAATAACTATCTAGAAGAATTAATTAACCAACAACATCGTACTATTGAACAGGCTGATAATATGATTGCAGTGCATAGAGCGCAAGGTTCTATATATACATTACGTAGGCTACAAAAATTAAAAGATGAAGTATTAAAATAATGGCAGATCTTAAAGATATAATTAACTTAATAGAAAAAAGAGAAAAAGCTGACAAACAATCTAAACCTTTAGAGGAATGGATTAGTACAGAAGAAGGTAAAACTGTTGTAGATAGTTTGCCTGTAGAAGAACGCAGTTTTCTTAAAGATATTTTTAATACATATCAAGGCAGTAATTTATCTAAGGTATTAGGAGCAGTAAAAAAACTTAGCCCTGATGAAATTAGAATAGGTATTTCAAAAGACTTTAATAAAGGGGGTATGCCTAAAATGCAAGAACAAATGGATTTATTTGAACAAGGTGGTCTTAAAGACGAAGGTGGTATGAAAGACCCAGTATCGGGCAATAAAGTTCCTGTAGGAAGTACTCGTAAAGAAGTAAGAGATGATATACCTGCAATGGTAAGTGAAGGAGAATTTATATTTCCTGCTGATGTAACACGTTATATTGGACTAGATAAACTTATGCAGTTAAGACAAGATGCTAAACGAGGGTTAGCTAAAATGGAACAAATGGGTCAAATGGGAGGATCACCTATAGAAGAAAAAGATGAGCTTCCTTTTACTTCTAATGATATAGTTATATTAAGTGAGTCAGGAGATTTACAAGAGTTTGATGAAGGTGGTATGCCAAGAAATTTAAAAACATTAGATAGAAATAGTAATTTTTATAGTAGTCCTGAGTACATAAATTGGGTAAATAGTGGAGGTATGGGTACAACGGATATGTATACCTCTAAAGATGGTAATGTATTTACAAGCGGTACAGTAGGTAGAATGTATGATAATTGGTTAGCAGGACAGTCTATGGGAAATAAAACCGATAGTGTGTCAAAACGAATAACCTTTAAAGATGTAATGGGTGAAAATCAAATCTTTTTTAAAGAGTATAGAGATGCAACAGGAAATAGTATTACAATAAGTTTTATAGGAAATGCTCCTTTACAACCTATTCCTGAAGGTTATACTTATTATGATCCAAATAATCCTGATGATCATCCTAGTTCAAATATATCTGATGCTACACCACCTACTGAGAATTTTTTAGTAGAACTTTCTCCTGATGGTGATGGTGCATATAATGATGCAGGTGAATGGATAGGTCAAGGTTCCGCAGCGCAAATGGCTAGAGATAAAGTTGATACAGCATCAATGACAAATACTGAATTTGCTAATCACGTAACTAAAGTTAATGGTAAAGGTAGAAATATAATTAGTGCTGTACTAGGTCTTGTTAATCCTGTTATGGGATTAGTAACTCATACTGCAACAGCTTATAATGACAGAGCACTACAAAAAGAAATGGAAAGCAGATTAGCTAAAACAGATTTATCTGCTGAAGATAGAGCAGCTATAACTGCAGCATTAGAGGTTACTAAAACAAGACTAGGTGGTAAACTTACAAGTACTATTCTTGGAATTGTAGATGAGTTAGCTTCAACATTTAATTTAACACCACAAGAAGTAGAAGAAGTTAAAAAAGAATTAGCACAACAAAATGAAACGGTTAATACCACAATAAATAATGTTGATCCTGCTGTTAAATCTATTGCAGAAGTTGTTAACGAAGTTACAGCTAAGTATAGAGAAGAAAAAGATATAGCACGTAAACAGTCAGGTCAAACAGGTGGACTACCTGTTGTGCCTCAAACGTTAACAGGTAGAGAGTTAACAAATATAACTGAAACTCCTACTACTGTTACGCCACAATTAAACGAAGCAGATAGACGAAGACAACTAGCTGAACGTTTGCCAATACAAGGGCCAGTTCTTGCAGGTCAATCTCTTGATGCAAAACCTATTGATGTTGCAGCTTCTATTAATCAAAAATCCTTGCCTACTGCAGTGTTTAATCCTGTTACAGGACAGTTAGAAAGTAAAACAGCTTTTGATCCTGTTGCTCCTCCTACATTTGATCAACTTGTTTCAGACAAAACTGCTGCAAGTAGACCTATAGATCGTATAGATCCTACGTTAGGAATGCCTATGGATGCTTCAATGGTAGACTTATCAAGTATAAAAAACATAGATCCTACGTTAGGAATGCCTTTAGATCCTACTGGTGGTATGGGTTTTATTCCTGATGATACTACACCTAGTTTAACAGATGATTATGGAAATACGTTTACTAGATCTGCTGAAGATAGAGCAGCTATACAAAATCAATTAGATATGTACAATTTAGGATATGGGCCACAACAAGAATATGGTATGACAGGTTTTGGTGGAGGTTATCAACCTGTATCTGAACCTTCAATAGCACCTGCAGCAGGAGCAGGATATGACATTGGACTAACAGCACCTGTTGCTAGATTTGACACTATGACAGGTATTGATGATGCTCGTTTTTCTACACCTGTTGGGCCAGAAACTAGCATTCAAGATCCATCAAAAGCACCTGCTCCTATAGCAAAAGATGCATACTCTGCGTATAATCCATATGGTACTACAGCAACTACTACTACTAGACAATATGCAGATAGTTTTATAGATGCACCAAGAACTGACTCTATAGTAAGTTCTGCTAATCAAGCAGAGTACAATAGGTTAGCTGATGCTTCTGCATTATTTAATAGAGAAAAGGCATTTGGCGATATGGACACTCCAACAACTAATCTAGGTCTTGGTACAACGCCACCTGCATTTGAATTAAGTGGAAGAAGACCTAGCCCAACACCAACATTAGGAACTCCTGGTGTAGGTAAACCTGCAGAAGTTAATCCATATGTTATGCCACTAACTCCAACACCTTCAGCAGGTAAGTATGCTTATGCTAAAGATCGTGATTATAAATTTGATCCATTAAAAACTGCAAAAAAAGCAACTGAAGAAGCATTAAAGTTTACACCATCAATGGACTATGATCCTAATGCCTATACAGGGTCAGGATTAAATGATACAATAGCTAAAGGTGGTAAGATTGCAGGCAAGACTAGCGTAGAAGGTGTTGTAGAAAACCCAAATAAACCAGGTTATGTATCAAGAGTAAGCATTCCTACTTCAGGAGATGATATAAATGTAACTGTGTTTAAAGATAGCACAGGTAATTTGTACGCTAAAAATTATATGGGAACTATGTATAGTGTTGTACCTGATAAAAAATCTCCAAGTGGATATAAAGCAGATCTTACATCTGAGTATAAAGGCCCAGGAGATGCGCAGAAACCAGGTATAGTAGATACTGTTACAAGTAAATTTAAAAATATTACTAGTCCTTTTAGAAAAAAACCAGATTCAAAAAAATCAACTACAAAAACTCCTATTAATGTTTCTGAAAAATCTACTTCTACACCTACATATAGTGAGGCTTCCCCTGCTATAGGTGGTTTTACAGGATACACTGGAGATTTTGGTGCGCCAGATAAAGATCCTACTGGGTATGGAGGTACAGGTGGTTATGGTATGTTTAATCAAGGTGGCCTAGCTGCAAAAAAACCTAAAAAGAAAACTACACGTAAATACAAGAAAGGTGGTTTAGCTACATCTAAAAAATAGCTATATACGAACTGGCTACTCATCCCCCTACCAACATAGGCTACGGTGGCCCCAGTGAAAGGAGACAGTAATGTCTGATACAATAATGGCAGAACTAATTGCAGAGCAAAAAGGTGAAGCTAAAGCTGAAGCAGAAGAAACAAAAGAAGAAGAGCCTGCTAATGCTGAAGAAAAAAGTTTTAAGAAAAGATACGGTGATTTACGTAGACACTCACAAAAACAATTACAAGAACATGTAGATAAAATAAATGCTTTACAAAAACAACTAGAGCAATCTACTAAACAAGAGATTAAACTACCTAAGTCTGATGAAGACATTGAAGCTTGGGCAAGTCAATATCCTGATGTTGCAGCCATAGTAGAAACTATAGCAATTAAAAAAGCTAAAGAACAAGCGTCTGGCTTAGAAGCTCGTGTAAAAGAAATAGATGAAATGCGAGAAAAGACAAACAGAGATAAAGCAGAAGTAGAATTAATGACTGCACATCCTGACTTTGCTGAAATAAGAGATAGTGATGAGTTCCACGAGTGGGCAGAAGAACAACCTAAGTGGATACAAGATGCTTTATATGAAAACAATAGTGATGCAAGAGCAGCATCAAGAGCTATAGATCTATATAAAGCAGACAAAGGAATTAAAACTAAAAAATCTAGTGGATCTAAAGATGCAGCAAAAGCTGTATCAAAAACAAATACTAGATCTGAACCGTCTGGAGAACAACAGGCAGGAACAATAAAAGAATCAGCAGTGCAGAAAATGTCTGCACAGCAATACGAGAAAAACGCAGAGGCAATCATGGAAGCTATACGAACAGGTAAGTTTATATATGATGTTTCTGGTAATGCTCGTTAGAAAAGTATTGACATCTTTATATAATTAAGTATAACTGTATGTACAATGTAGTTGCGTAGCCTCTGTAAAGATTACCTACGCAACTAACCAATAGCAAACAACAATAATAATATAGACTACCTAAAATCTTTTGGCCCATTGATGTAAAGGTCGGCCAACTTTTACTAAAATGCACCCTATAAGATTTAGCCACTACATGACTACTTGTTTCGTTTGCATCTGTAGAAAATCCAAAGGAGAATTAAAATGGCATTTTCAACTGCGGCAGGGTATGGTAACTTACCTAACGGTAACTTCTCACCTGTCATATACAGCAAACAGGTGCAACTTGCGTTCCGCAAAGCATCTGTTGTAGGAGCTGTAACGAACTCCGACTATTTCGGAGAAATCGCTAACATGGGGGATTCTGTTAAAATTATCAAAGAACCAGAAATCACCGTGAAAGAGTACGCACGAGGTACAACTATTACACCTCAAGATCTTGATGACGAAGATTTCTCATTGACAATCGACAAAGCAAACTATTTTGCATTTAAAGTTGATGACATTGAGGAAGCACATTCACACGTCAACTTCCAAGACCTTGCAAGTGATCGTGCTGCTTANNTTTGACCAAGACGTTCTTGGCTACTTGTCAGGTTACAAACAATCAGCATTGCATGGCACAGCAAATACAGTAAACTCAACCGTAAATGGATCAGTTGCTGTATCTACTGCTGCTACTAACGAGTTATTAGCATCTATGCAAGTAGACGCTGCTGACTTCAATAGTGGAACAAGCGGTAACTCAATCGTTGCTGTTCCTCGTGCAAGCGGAGATAGCTTAAACACAACTACTGCTAAAGCATCACCATTGTCAATCATCGCTCGTATGTCAAGAAAACTTGACCAACAAAACGTTGACACAACTGGTAGATGGCTTGTAGTAGACCCAGTGTTTGCAGAGCTTCTTCAAGACGAAGACTCACGTCTTCTAAATTCTGACTATGGTGGATCTGGCTTACAAAACGGATTAATCTTGAACAACGTTCACGGATTTAAAGTTTACATGTCAAACAATCTACCTGCAGTTGGTAACGGTGCAACTGGTGCAACATCAACAGGAAGCACACATTTTGGTGTAATCGTTGGTGGTCACTCATCAGCAGTTGCAACAGCAGACTCAATCAATAAAACAGAAACCTACAGAGATCCTGATAGCTTTGCTGATATTGTTCGAGGTATGCATATGTACGGCAGAAAAATATTGCGCCCAGAGGCTTTAACTCGTGCAATATATGTTTCTGGTATATAAGGGAGGATTAGATAATGGCTACAATTACAGCAACACTTGCTAATACTCATGGTTCTTCTTCAAGAGGAAGACAACCTTATTACGTTCAACAAATCGTTGACCTAACAGCTAACAGCATTAATCCTAATGGTGATGTAGTACAGTGTCTTACTATACCTGCAAACACCAAAATTATTACTGCAGGCTTTCAGGTAACTTCAAGTGCTACACAAAATACTGGTACTGACGCAACAGCCGCTCTTGGCACTGGTGCAGATGACAACGAGTATGTAACTGCATTTGACATTGACGGTGCATCTGACGGAGCATACGCTCCTAGTGTAACTGTTTCTGCTGACCTAGTTATTACGTCAGCCGATACTTTAGACTTAACACTTGCAGGTGGAGGAGCTTCCTTTACAGCAGGTGAAATCAGAGTATTTGCTGTTTTACAAGACGTTAGTGACATCGGTGAGATGGAAGCAGACGAAGTTGATCGTGATCAACTAGCATAATAATATTTAGTGAGGCAGGGCAACTTGCCTCACTTTTTATGACAAAGGATTTATAATGGCTGAAACATTTTTAACATTAACTAATAAAGTAATTGTAGAACTTAATGAAGTAGAATTAACTTCTGCAAATTTTACGGATGCACGAGGCGTACAAGTTCAATGTAAAAATGCCGTAAATGAAGCAATTAGGTACATCAACCAAAAAGAATATAACTACCCTTTTAATCATGCAACTGCAACTAAAACAGTAACTGCAGGTGTAGTTAGATATGATGCACCAACTTCTACTAAATTAATTGATTATAATACTGCTCGTATTGTTAAAAATGCTACATTAGGTAACGCAGGCAATAAATTAAAGTCTATGAATTATAATGATTATATTAGTAAATATTCAGATCAAGAAGATGAAATAGAAACAACTACATTAGATGGATCACATACAGATTCAGTAACTACTATAACCGTTGCAAGTACTACAGGTTTTGACAGTGCAGGTACACTATACGTAGGAAATGAGGTAATTACATATACAGGAACAACAAGTACTACATTTACTGGTGCTACTCGTGGAGCTAGTGGAACAACTGCTGCAGCACATAGTAGCGGTGTTACAGTAGCACAATTTGATAGTAAAGGTGGCGTTCCTACGCATATAATTAGAACACCAGATAATAATTATTTATTATATCCTTTTCCTACAAAATCATACAGTATAAAATTTGATTACTATACATTTCCTACAACTTTATCTGCCCATGATTCTACTACAACTATTCCTGATAGATTTGCAGATATAATTGTTACAGGAGCAACTGCTTTTGTTTATCAATATAGAGGTGAAACAAATCAATATCAATTAAGTATGCAACGATTTGAACAAGGAATAAAAAATATGCAATCTTTACTAGTCAATAGATTTGATTATGTAAGATCATCTTATATAGTAAGAAACAACCAATCTAACGCAAGAGTAATTTAATATGCCTGATAGTTCACAAGTAAGTCCTGTAGCATTTAATTGCGAGGGAGGTTTAATTTTAAATCAATCTACATTTTTAATGAAGCCAGGAGAGGCTTTAGAATTACAGAACTTTGAGCCTGATATTGGTGGTGGGTACAGAAGAATAAATGGTTTTAAAAAATATGTTAATCATATAGTTCCTCAAACTTCTGCTTCTTCTGAGTCAGTATTAATGACTACTGTATTTGCAGATAAAGTATTGGCAGCTAGAGGTGAAAAAATATGGAGTTCTGCATCTACAACTGTATCTGCTGCTATAGCTTCAGGAACAGGCATGACAGGTTCTGGAACATTAACTGTTGCTAGTACTTCAGGTTTTTCATCAAGCGGAACACTACAAATAAATAGTGAAATATTTACTTACACAGGTGTAACATCTACTACCTTTACAGGTGTAACAAGAGCAACTTCCAGTACATCTGCTGCTGACCATGCTGTAAAAGACATAGTTTCAGAAAGTTGGACAGTAAGAGATACAGGAAGAACAAATGCAGCAAAGTATTCTTTTGAAAAGTTTAACTTTGATGGTAATGATAAAATAATTGTTGTTGATCAAACTAATGCACCTACAGTTTTTAATACTTCTTTGTCAGCTACTGATGTCAGCGAAAGCAGTGTTGCAGGTGCAAAACACGTAACTGCATTTAAAGGACATATGTTTTATTCAGGTATGTCAAGCACACCACAAGAAATAGTATTTAGTCAACCTTTTGATGAAGACGCTTTTAACAGTGGATCAGGTGCAGGTAGTATTAAGGTTGATGATACTGTTGTAGGAATGAAAACATTCCGTGAAGATTTATTTATATTTTGTGAAAATAGAATATTTAAATTATCAGGTACAACTTCTGCAAACTTTGCTATGACACCTGTAACTAGAAACATTGGTTGTGTAAACGGTAATACAATACAGGAATTTGCAGGAGATTTAATATTTCTTGGGCCTGATGGTTTACGTACTGTTGCAGGTACAGTTAGAATTGGTGATGTTGAATTAGGTTC